TACGTCAAATCTCACAAAAATAAAAAAAAAAACATACCTTACCCCTAAAAGGTCTATAGCACCTAAACCTTAGTATTACTTTTTGAGCCATTTTCACCCCTTTTGACCCTCGGTCCGCGGTCCTTGGTAAGTGTCTCTTCCTCCACTGTACATCCACCCAGTACAATAATGTGCCACACTAAAACCCCAAAACCAAGGGAAAACCCCTAAGAAATAGGCCACTTTAAGTAATTGACATAACTTGCGTATGCTTTAATAATAACCCTGTCAGCATTGCTAAAACGCTGACAAACTTCATTAACAAAGAAAGGATAGTGATATGGGTAAATTACCGGAGACACCGGATAAAGAGATCGAAAAGATCATGGACGATGCGCAGACTTTGCTTAACTTCTGCTCCAATACTTTTGTCAAGCCTGCTGACGCGTGGTTCGCGTGCCTTGTCTCTTCAGCCATTTTGACTGCTGAGTTGGAGGTGCCGTTGGAGAAGTTTTTGGAAGGCTTTGAGCACGCGTACAGTGATGCGATGAAGACCAAGAAAGAAATGGGAGCTTCTTATGATCACTAATGCGCATGAATCCATCTCTATTGACCGCACAAACGGGCGTGTAACGCCTTTTAACACTGGCAAAGTACAGATAGGGCTGCTGTATCAACCAAAGCCTCCTGCGATGACGAGTTCCGAGGAGCTTGTTCAGGCAGCCTTGATGGGATGGTCCTCGATCCATCGTCCTGTGCCCTTGTGGCCTGTGACGATTTGTTCGGTGATTATCGGTTTTTTAATAATTTTGACTGTGGGGTAACAGATGAGCAATCAGTATGAGTTTTTGTACGAATGTGATGAGTTGGGTTTGAGGCTCAGGTGTTTGTTTGAGTACGAGCCCGAAGAGATTGGCTCGATTGAGCCGATATCTGGGATGAAATTGGAGCCGGACTACCCTGAGGTATGGACTCTTGTTTCGGTGTTCTTGCCTAACAGCACTGTGGACTTGAGCGGGGTTTTGCATCCGGATGTGATTTTTCAGGTGCAGATGGATGCTGCTACTTATTTTGAAGAGTTGGGAAGGAATAGTTATGACTGAACAAAGAGAACTAGAACTGCTGCGGCCATATGTTGCCGCTTGTGGTGAGTTTGTTACCAAGAACGCGGCATTGGAAAAGCAATTGAAGGCTATAGATCGTTTGTTGCTTGATGTGCTAATGGGTGATGTCGATCCCATGCAGGCCATGATCAATCGTCAGAAGATAAAGGACGAGTTTGAGGAGAAGGCATGAAACCCATCGCATGGTATGACCCAACTAACGGCGCGGTCAGCACAGACAAAGACAGCCCTCTGTTTACACCACTGGGTCAGGTGTTGCCTTTGTATCCACAGCGCACATGGGTAGGGCTGACGGATGATGAGCTTGATGCTTTACACAGGGCGGTCAAAGTTCGGCTCATGGGAACTTATGACACCAAAGATATTTACCGAGCAATTGAAGCCAAGCTGAAGGAGCGCAACACATGACCACATACAAAGAACTAGGTGAGTTGATGCGCAATTTGCCGACTGATGAAACATGGCTGCCACTGTTTTTGGGGCGGCTTAAAGAGAAAGATCCTGAAATCTACCGACGCATGATGGAACTGGCAAACGAGAAGTTGAAGGAAGACAAATGAAAAGAACACACACACCAGAAGACGTAAAAGTTATTGAATCAAAATTCAGTTTGAACGTATGGGAACGCGCCCTTGGTTGGCGCAAAAGGCAAATGATCATGAAACAACTTGACCCTGTTACCAACAAGATTCGCAACGACACCTTGGAGGAGGTGGCTAAAGATTTTGAGGCTATGAAGAATGGCGGGGATACAACCGCAAGCTTTGCGGTTTACGTGAGGAACATGAAATCGTGAGCTTTGTTAGTCATCACCTGCAGCTTGGAAGCAAGCAGCATGTCCATCAATTACAACTTTGTAATAAATGCGAAGAGAAACGGCCACCGGAAGGTGGAATACAAATGAGTGCAGCAAGGTGGATTTGCGCTTGCTGTTGGACCAAACGAGTAACGACAAGGAATTTATTAGAACATGCCAAGACCCAAACCACCCGAGCCACTGATCGGAAGACAAGTGAGGATGTCTGATAGACAGTGGATGATTCTCAACCAATTAGGCGGCGCAGAGTGGCTGCGCGCCCTGTTAGATAAGAAGGCACCCATGCCTAAGAAATATTATGAAGTTTTTAACAACCAAGAAAGTCGGAAATGAAAGCAACTAAACGTAAATTCCCATCTAAAACCAAACGCGCTCAGTCGTTTTTGGAAAGCCATCCTGCTACCTCAGTTGGCGAGATAGCATTCCGGTTTGGCATGACCAAACAATCTGTCTATGCTCTGCGCAATGCCATGAAGAAGAAAGGCTTTGTATTCCCTAAAAGGAATGAGCAACTTGCCTCCCTTGCTCCGGCACAGCAGAGCGCTGCCGGCAGCGCACCATTGGAGATTGAGATGTACGACGAGCCGTGGCAGCCGCCTGAGATGCCGCCAATGCCGGAAGTGGACGCAACCCTTGACGCTCGGGCCGTGGACTACGGCAAGTTCATCGAGGGCGCTGAAGTCATGCAGATGTTGAAACGTGTTGTACAGAATGCCTTGAGCAATCGTGACAAGACGTTGGCACATGATCAGGCGGAGTCCTTGGACATGATCATCCACAAGATTGGCCGCATCATCAACGGCAATCCTGATGTGGTTGACCATTGGTTAGATATTGCCGGCTACGCGCAATTGGTGGCGGACCGCCTCAACGGCCGGATCCGCTGATTACTCTGCTTCTCCCCAGCTTGGTCCGATTTCCACATCGCACCGACTGGGGACTTGCATGTTGACGCACGTTGCCATAATTTCTGCTGCACGCTGCGCTTCTTCCTTTGTCTTGACGCTCAATGCCAGTTCATCGTGAACCTGCAGCATGGGCATGATCCCCTCCCGCGCTAACGCAACCATTGCTGCCTTTGTCTGGTCGGCAGCAGACCCTTGGATAAGACGATTCAATCCTTTGTAGGTGCCTGCGCGCTTGATCCGTTGGCCGTATTCCATGACGGCTTGCTCACGAGGCAACGCTTTATTGACACCCCACTCCATCGGCTCCCAAAGTGGGAACCGGCACTTGCGTCCAAGAAGGGTGCGGATGGATCCGTTGGACGCGGGATGCTCGATCCGTTTCATGACGGCGTTCACCGTGCCTTTGAGGAACGGAACATTCTGGTGGAACTTATCAATAAGTTCCGACGCTTCGTCAAGATTTAAATCAAGCTGCGCGGACAGTTTGTTCTTGCCCATGCCGTACATCAGGCCAAGTCCAATGGTTTTGGCAGCTTTTCTGTTGATGCCGGCCATGTCGGCAACCATCTGGTGAAAGTCGGTGTTGGGGTCGTTCTGGTAGGCGTCCACCATCTTGTCGGCTCCGGGTAAATCGAGGAGGGAGGCGTAGTGAACCAAGAGCCTTGGCTCCTGTGAGGAGAAGTCATTGGATGCCCACATTTCGCCCTCTTCGGGAAGGAACAGGCTGCGCACCATGGGGCCGATGATCTCGTGGCGGGCAGGGACCTGCTGCAAATTTGGATTGGCCATGGACAGACGTCCTGTAACGGTGCCGCCATCGTCTGAGCGCATCTGGTTGACGTGCGGGTGGATACGCCCTGTCTTGGCACTGAAGTTAAGGTACGGCTGCAGGAAGGTGCTGTGCGTTTTGTTGGTCTCGCGCGCCTCCACAATCATCTTGGCAATCGGATGCTCACAACCATCCAAGAAGCCTTTTGTAAAGCTTGGTTGGCCGTTCTCGGTCTTTGCATAAGGCAAATGAAGCTTGTCAAAAGCAAGGGCGATGCTTTGTGCGGCCCAGATATCGACATTGGATCCGATGAGGGACTTGAGGTCCTTGTGGATTTGTTTCTCACGGGCGATCAACTGGTTGATTAGCTGCTCACATTTGGGGCGATCAAACCGAATGCCGCGGCTTGTCATGTTGTGCAGGACAGGGAAGGCTTCTGTTTCGAGGTTGAAGATGGATTCAACTTCATCCTGACGCATGCGG